GCAGGTACTTGGGGCTTCGGCTTCCATCGTTTACAACAGCGCAGCCTATGCCACAAACACGCAATTGCAATTGACAAACGGAGGCGCGGCAGCACTTGGAACGATAGGGAGTAACTTTCTTGCATCGACCGTGAGCAAAACCACCACATCATATTCACCTGAAAATCCGACCGCAGGACAAACACAAGTGCTTTCGGCCACCGATGTATTCGTAATAGTTAAATCAGGCAATCCAACGGCAGGCGATTCAGACATTACAGTTTACCTCACCTACGTCTTAATTAAAATCTAATGGCGGATACTAAAAAGGTTATCATTGAGGTTGAGGTCAATCAGGGCGCAGACCTAGAAGTTCTTAAAAAACAGCTAGACGAAATTGGCGTTCGTTTAAAAAAGACAAAGCTAGCTAGTGATGATGCGTCTAAGTCAATGTCCGCTGGCTTCAAAGCAGGTGCAGATGCCGCGTCAATAATTCCTGGCCCTATTGGACAGGCCGCAACGGCAATGAACGGTCTAACGTCAGGAGTTGGAAAGTTCGTTTCAGCTTTAGGAACGGTCAAAGGCGCGTTGATCGCAACGGGCGTAGGTGCGTTTGTAGTTGTCATTGGAACGCTCATAACCTACTTCACGGAAACGGAGAAAGGGGCGCAGAAATTACGCGTGGTAATGGCAGGTCTTGGCGCGGTTGTGCGAACGGTTGCCGATGCTATAATGACGTTGAACTTCTCAGACCTCACATCGAAGATAAAGGACAACACCAATGCGGCTATTGCCAATGCCAACGCATTGAATAAGGTAGAAGAGGCCGAAGGTGACCTGACTGTTAAACGTGCCGAGGCGAATAAGGAAATCGCCAAAGCCCGACTGATAGCCGATGACATGACCAAGTCAACGGAAGAACGTATCGCAGCGGTTCAAAAAGCGGGCGCAATTGAAGAGGCCGTTGCTCGTGAAGAGTTGCAGATTGCGGCAATGAAGCTGAAAGCGTTGGAGGACAACATGAACCGAAAGGCCGATGCAAGCGAAGAGGAACGTGACCAAGTTGACGAAGCGAAGGTTAGGATGGCAGACCTTGAACGTGAAACCATCATGCGCCAAAAGCGGTTAGGTTCGGAGGTTCAGGGATTGAAGAACGAAGAGGCAGCGGCTGACAAAGAAAGAGACGCACAACACTTGGCGGATAAGAAAGCAAGGAATGACGCTGAGGTGCAACTGGCTAAAGAACGGGCTGATGAGTTGGTGAAACAAGAGGCTGAACGCGCTAGAAGATTCGAGGAAGTTCAAAAGGCTGAACATATCAAAAAAGATTGGTTCGATGAACAAAAAGCAAAAACACAAGAAGAAAAGGACGCTCTTGAAATAGAAAGGGCATTACAGGCCGCAAAAGATAAGCATCAGATAGTTTCGGATGCTATCTTTTCACTAAAACTAACGCAAGATGAAAAACTTGCTTTATGGGACGAGGCTAATAAATTGCTGAAAGTCGAACTGTTCGAGACCGAAACGGCAATGATGATCGAGGATGAGCAGAAACGACAAGACGCGATACAGGCAATAAAAGATAAAGCGGAAGCACTAGCTGCCACCAAAGCACAAAAAATATTAGATGAAGAGAAACGAATAAGAGAACTTAAAATACGGTCGGCTCGAAGTTTAGCATCAACGCTTGGGTCTATTGGTGACTTGCTACAACAGCAAGGTCTTGAGAATACGGCAGCGGCTAAAACGCTGGCAGTTGCTCAGATTTTGATTGACACTGCAATAGCTATTTCAGGCGCAATAGCTACTGCAACAAGGGCAAGCGCAACCCCGTGGGATATGATTGCAGGTATCACGGCAGGTATTGCGGCAGTTGTTTCGGGCATCGCATCTGCAACCTCGATATTGAACAAGGCAAATGTAGGGGGTGCAAGCGCGTCATCACCATCAGTAGCATCCGTATCTTCAATGGCTTCAACAGCACCACAAATAGACCCCGTGACCACGAATACGACCCAATTAGGCAACACCGAACAGGCTGAATTGATGCCTATTCAGGCTTTCGTAGTTGAAACTCAGATAACAGGCTCACAGAATAATATTAACCAAATAGAATCACAGGCCACCTTCGGAGGCGGTTAAAACTAAACATCATGGAACGTAAATTAATACACCTGACAATTGACGAAATGGATGATGAAACCCGTGTTGAAAAGGTTTCATTCGTTGACGATCCCGCAATCAAGCGCGACTGGATGGCATTCAGCAAGCAACCACACGCATTCAAGATACAAGATGCGGATAGGCGCATAGTGTCGGGCGCACTAATGGTAGCAGGTCAACCCATCTACCGAAGAGCAAAGGACGGTGAAGAGTATTACGTCCTATTTAGCGCAGACGCTATCAAGAAGATAGTTTACAAGTTCATGCGTGAGGGTCGGTTGTCCGAGGTTAATCAGATGCACGAAACAGATGTCAAGGACGTGTTCATGTTTGAATCGTTCATCATTGATGCGACCCGTGGAATCAAAACACCCGAAGGCTTTGAAGAGTTGCCTGACGGCTCGTGGTTCGGTTCATTCAAGGTCGATGATGATGAGACATGGGCAAAGGTCAAGGACGGCACATTCAGAGGTTTCAGCGTGGAGGGAATCTTTGACGAAGCGGTTGAACGCACGATGGACGAACGCATAATCCGTGAGATCATGGAGCAGATCAGTGGGGCAAATGGTACACTTTGAAACAATCCAATATTTACTAAAAAACAAGCTATGAATATTTCAGAAGAAATAAAGGCAAAGATGCCCGCTATCAAGAAGCTATTGTTCGGCTCAGTTCAGAAATTCGTTGACGCGAAACTGGTTGACGGAACAATCGTAAGGATTGAACCCGAAGTAGCCGTTGGCGCAACCGTTCAAGTGATCGGTGCAGATGGTGAATTACTACCCGCACCCGATGCACAACATCAACTGGAGGATGGAAGCGTTGTAAGCACAGAAGGCGGTTTGATCCTTGAGGTCATCGCAGCACCTGTAAAGGAGATTGAAGTTGAGGAGGTAATGGATGCTGCACCCGCTGCACCACAAGCACCTGCCCCGTTGAACATGGAGGACATTCAAAAGGCCGTCATGGGAAAGGTTGCAAGCCAAATAAGCGAGCGAATCAATAACATGAAGTTTGCAAGTGAGGCAGATGTTACCGACCTGAAAAAAGCGGTCAACGAATTGGCCGACCTGTTCGAGAAGTTCGTGGCAACACCAACTGAACAGCCTACCAAAAAAGTAGAGAACTACTTCAAAACAGACGAACCAAACGACAACCTCAACAAGTGGTTGCAACTACGATCCACAAAAAAACAATCCAAAAACTAACTACAATGGCAAGCGCATTTAACGTAGCTGGACTGGTAAATTACATCGAGGAGAATGCGTTCCCTTTGATGGCAGCAACCGTCAACACAGCAAAAATGATGAATCTTGTTGAGGTTATTCCAAACGTGAAGACCCCAACAAAACTACCTCTACTTTCTCAATCAGTTTACTTCCAAGCAGATGGATGTAGCTTTGATGCGAGTGGAGCAACCGTGTTCACACAAAGAACGCTAACTCCTGGCAAGTTCAAGGTGAACGTAGAATGGTGTCCAAAGGATTTGGAGACTAAGTTCTTCGCAACCAAAATGAAAGCAGGGGCGCACATGGAATCTGTAGAGCCTGCAGAGGTATTCGCTAAGATGACCGAGAACTTGCTTGCTCAAGTTGGTTCTGAAATCGACAAATACATCTGGCAAGGTAGCGTATCTGCACCAACGGCCAACAACGGTGCATTTTGGGATGGTTTCATTACCACAATCGGAAGCGGTTACATCAATGCAAACCTTGGAGGTACTCCATTGACTACTGCATTCACAGCAACCAACGCTCAAGAGATGGCTTTCCGTTTGTACAACTCACTTGCTACGGCAGGTCTGACATCGAAAAGCGACCTGATCGGATTCGTAGGATATGACACTTACGCTGTGCTTGTTCAAGCATTGGTTGTTGGAGGTTCAACTTACGGTACTGTTCTGAACGCAGGCGTGAAAGGCACGGTTGACACGGAATCAGCCGAAGGTCTTATCTTCAACGGTATAAACCTGAAATTCATTCCAGTTCAAGGGTTGACAGGAACTAAGAAAGTGTACGCAGGATCTGCATCACAGTTCTTCATCGGGGTTGACGCTGAATCAGACTTCTCTTCATTGGAAGTATGGTACTCGAAAGATGACCGAAAGGTGAAGGCCGCATTGGAAATGAAGGTCGGCACACAGGTTGCCTTCCCTGCTGAAATCGCTGCAATCGTTCTTTAACTAATCAAGGGGTGGGCTTCGGTTCACCCCTTTTAAAACACTCAAAAACATGGCTTGCGCATTAACACAAGGATTTACATTAGGGTGTAAAGAGGA